GGCGGGATAACCGCTTCTAGGACCACGAGCGATACCGCCAGCAGCCCACCTACCTACACCATCACCAATGCCAGTTTTCTTTGAAAGCCAAGATTTTGCGCCACTACCTACTTCACCAAGAGTTGGTAAATCTGGTAAATCATTTACCATTTGTTGAAATCTTGCACCGATATTAGATATCGCTTCAAAGAGTCTTGTTTTTATGCTACCTATCCACGCGAAGAAATCATCTTTCCTATTTCCTAACCACTCACTTATACTGAATGTAGTTACCATTTCTTTGAAATTATCCCAGCGTTCACCTAAACTACCAAAGAACTCTTTGATTCTTTCTTTAACAGAAGAAAATGCTTCCTTTACATTCACTAAGAAACCGGCGAGGTTAGGAAATCTATCTTCAAATCCTTCCCAGAGATTTTCCATGTGCTCTTTGAATTTAGCCTTAGCACTTGCAAACATCTCTGCGGCTTTCGTTTTCCCATTTGTGAAAACCTCCGCAAGTTTTCCTTTCAAGGTTTTCAATGTGGGGAAAAAGGAAGAAAAGACACGAGATATACCACGAGTTGAAGAACTCATAGAGGCTAATTGAGTAATTACACGACCCATACCTCCAGCCATCAGAAATCATCCTCCATTTGTAAGAAATCATAATCCATAGAAATGGCTTCTTGCCCAGTATTGGCTTCCATTCTCTGCCTAGCATTCTCCCTAGCCTCTTCTTCTTGAATAGCAAGAGCCCATGAAAGGGATTGGGAGAAAAGGCTGTCATCCATACTGTATACTTCCTTAAGCGATATGCTGTAATGTTTTGCTATGATATAGGCGAACAACTCTACCTGAAGTCTCAGGTCATCAGAGTTCTCAATTGTCTTTTTCTTGAGAAACTGCTGAATCCTCAGTTGTTCGCCTTGGTAAAACCCCCTTGCATCGCCTCCGCCAGTTCATCTGGCTTAGGGAGCAAGGCCGCTATTTGCTCTCCAACATAGGCATTAACCTGCCCCAATTCATCCGGGGACAGTTCTGGATTGGTACGCACTACCCAATTAGTAAAGGCGTAGCGCCAATATCCTTCAAGGTCTAAAGAGACCTCATCCCCTTCTAACAGAAACATGCTTTGTGCGGCTTTTTGGATATCAAAAAAGGTGATATCCCTCACCCATACTTCTAACACACTTTCAGGATTATCCCTGTCAGTCTGTACTTCATGTTTCTGTTCATTCTTCTTCGCTAGTATACTCTCCTTGTTCGCTATCTGCATTTTCATCACCTGTGGTTACAGCCTCTTCCGAGGGGGCATCCTGCGCTTCTTCAACAGCCTCTTCCGAGGGGGCTTCAGACTCGCCGTTTGCGGTGTCATCCATGATACCATCATCATATCTTCGTAGGCGTAAGACAACTTCGGCTTTAGTACCACGAATGGTAATGCCGCGTTCTCTACATTCCTCCTGCAATTCTCTAACGGTCCATGAATTGTAATCAATACTGCTAAATGGATTATCAACAGCAGCAATAACAGATGCAGCAGCAACTTCTGCCACTTCTTCTATTTCTAGCGCTGTCTCTTCCACTTCTTCTGTATCTATTTCTTCTAGCGGGGATTCTTCTATCTCCGCTTCTTCCTCAATTAGAAGAGCCTCTTCCGATTCTAATACTAACAACTCTTCTTCTATTTCATTTGTTAATGAGATACCCTCATCATCATCAGAATTAGTCCAACGAATACCTACTGTTTCTATTGCAGCCTGAACCCATTCTGGTGCATCTGCTATCTCTCTTTGCGAAGGTAAGTCAAAAGTCTCCATATTCAACATAAGAATTTCATCAATTCTAGGTCTATCACCATACTTCAGTAATTCAGCAGTAAAAGGCATACCTGTAAGTTCTAAAATCCACTCAAGATAAGCGGCTTTCCCATGACGATTGAAATACTTGGCTCTCGTTAATTCTGGCGGTAGCATGTATAACCCTCATGAATGTAATAGTGTATCTACAGCAATCACTCTGACTGACTTAGGTAGAATCTTCAATGTACTTCTGATTGGGCCCTTATCTTCAGGTATAGGTAAAGGAGCCTCCACAATGAAGTAATCGTCCATAACTATGTCCATAGTTTCCTTAGTAGTACCTGTACCTTGCTTAGTGAATGAAAGACGAATCATATCATCATCTGTTGTATCACTCGTATCATCATCGAAATGGTCTACTGCTCTACGCATCTTATGATAAAACAGAGGGTCATCAACGATGATTTCCATCTCAAGGTCGTACTCTGTCTTACCTTCTACAGCAATAGCGGGATTCCTAGTACCAGCAAAAGGAACTTGGTCAGTAGCGGAATCTGGTACATTAGCACCTGTTATTGTATAATACTGCTCTACACCAGTAGAGCCGTTCAAAGTGAAACTTACAACCTGCCCAAGAGTAACCCCTCCCACCTGTATCGTTCCATTATAGAACATGAATGGTTTCTGTGTCCTCTTGGCTATACCAGACTCCTTTCTCTTTTGCTCTGTATTAGCGGTGTCCTCAAA